CACTTTTGAAACTGTCACCGATGGTCAGTTTGAACCCGTCGGGGACGTGGCCAACTTGCGATTCCGTGCTGCAAACGTCGCTTTGACTGCGGACAATCCTATCATCGAAATGTTGAACTTCCCAACCTTGGGGTTCGTGTTCAAGAATGCTACGACGGGACAAGTCTTTGACCTAACAGGTTCAACCATCATTCAACCAGACCAGGTTCAGTTGTCCCCCACGTACAACGATCCTTCGGGATTGCACTACACGGATGTCTACACGGGGGCTTACCGATACCGCACTGGATCGGTCTACACGTTCACTCGCCAACCGGTGACGGACATCACGTCTTTGGTAGGCGAAGTGTCCGGCACCATCCCAGATCAAGACTACAAGCTATTCCACGGTTCGGATCCCTTGGATTACGGGCGTTCTTCGGAAGCGGGTGACTACATGCAAGTCATCCAATCACCCGGTGTGGCCCCGATAACGTCCTTTCCGTCGGGTACGCCGATTACAGTCACGGACGAACATCACGTGTTCTTGGGCAACACGGAATATCTGGATTCCTTGGGCATTCAACCCTTGACCGTTCACATCTGGAAAATCGACAAGTCCCTTGAGTACAACGGGCCTTACACGCATCCATCCGACTACACTTTCGTGAATGAAGAAGGTGAAACCCCCATGGGGTTCCGGGCTACTTCAACCGCTCGGTTCGTTGATGGGGACGAACTGTTGGTATCCTATAGCCACGATGAAGTGTTCACCATTTCCTATTTGGTGAACTCTTTGGTTGGAGTTACCCAGTTGGCTTTGGACAACGATCGGCATGTGACGGCGGATGTATTAGCCAAGGATGCCATGCCGATTGGTGTCAACATTCAAGCGACCGTGGTGATGCTACGAAACCAGGTTGTAACGACCGTGGACGGAAACATCCGGACGAATCTGGCAAGGCTGTTTGGATCCCTAGTTTTGGGGCAACCTGTACGGCAATCGGACATCATCGGGTCAATCGACAATGCTACGGGCGTGTCCTATGTCGTGTCCCCCTTGACGACCTTGTGCAAGTCGGATGGTTCCCAAGTTGTACGGGAATTCTTGTTGACGGACATCGAAGATACGGATTACGTCGCCATCCCCCTATGGTCTTCGGCTACGGTCAAGGTCTATTTGATTACCCAGCAGTTGGAATCGGCAACGATTGACGGTGGTGGTGAAATCAACGATTCACGGGCCGTGTTCCAAGGCCCCGTTCAGATGATCTTGTATTCCGCAACCCCGGACGTATACGGTAGTCCCATCAAATCGGTGGTAGGGGCCGCTTTCATCATCGGTTCGGAAGGGTTGGCGATCCCCGGCATTGCTTTGGATGACACGAAACGACGGGTTTTGATCACTTTGGGACCAGATGAAAAGCCGGAAGATGCCGACTATTACGTGTCCTACGTCGTCTATGGGGACTCAGGCGTCAAGAACATCACACCCGGCCCTACCGAATACCTTGAACTGGGAGATCTGGAATTCACCTATGACGAAGACACGGACTTTGAAGCTCTGGTGCGTGGCCGAAGGGGGGCTTGATCGATCTTTGCAATCTTATCTCGGTTTAGCCCGAATTTAGATAAGATGAGGTAAGATGGATCAAACCGGGATAAGAAGGATCAAGGATGGTAGACCAACCTGACACCAAGAATCTGGTTCCTTCTATGATTCCGCAGAATCCCGCCCCCTTTACGGCGGATTCCCAAGGTCGGAAGAATGCGAATCGGGAACAAGTAGATCGCATCATTGCGGCTTTCTACAAGTTGTTGCCGTCAAACTACGTGTCCCAAGTTCAAGGTCCGTACTACACGATGCAGTTCCAAGCGATGGCGGAACGCATTGCAGACTTCCAGATCAATGCCCAAGAAGTCATGGCCGATAGTATGTATGACTACACCCGGTCGGAGGTGTTGTACCAGATCATCGGTAGCCTAGTGTTCCCCGATGCCACAACGGACGGTTACCCCGACTTGGAAGGTGACTTGACCTATCGAACGTTCCTTCAACGGATGATCTCGTTGCTTTTGGCCGGTGCTACAAAGGACACCGTGAAAGCTGGTGTGGAACTTTTGACCACGGCTACGGTCGAAATCCTTGAAAAAGGCGTGGAAGCAAGGAAATTGAAAGGAAAGTCGGCGTGGGGTGCGGCGGATCAATTCACCTTCGAAGTGAACATCGACAACGTCAATGCATTCCCGGACGAAGATCCTTTCGTCTTGCAACGGAACGTGGACCTTGTGTTGCGGGCGTTGAAGCCGGCCCATACCTTGTATGATTACCGGCACATCTTCAAGGAAACCTTTGGAACCTTGTTTGTCGATGAAGATTCGTGGATTATCAAGGACTACAAGTACCAAGACGTTCGACGGTATTGGCTTGGGGCCGACCAGATTTCCGGAAGTTCTGGCACAACCTTGACGGATCGGACGTTGTTTTCGGATCCGACAAGGGACTTTTCAAACATCCATGTTGGGGCGGTCTTGTCCATCTTGACAGGTCCGAATTCAACAGGGCAAAACTTCACGGTGCAAACGCCGGATGGGCGGAAAGAAAACTACCCCGGTCGGTATCGGATAACTGAAATCTTGGGCTTCCCAATCCCCACGGATACCGTAGCAAGGGCTTATGTGACATCGGGGGGGCTATCGGGTACGGCTACCGTTTCCGGGGGCTACACGGTCACGGACGCCACACAGGATTGGGGCTTGTCCGTTGAAGGGGAAGTGATCACTTTCACCGACGGGCCGAATGCGGGATTCTACCGATTGAAGACGGTATGCGGATTGACGGGTGGGCCGGTAGGGACGGTAGGTGCCACGGGCACGCAAGCCCGGATTGCACCGTCCATCTTCCGAACTAAGATCCGAATGGCGGAAGCGGCTACGGGTCAAGTCTATGAAGTGGATGTGGATCGCCTTGGTGTTCAAGTTCCCCACTTGGAACATTTGGAAGATGTGACGGCGGGATTCGTGTTGTGATGTTTCGGACGGTAGGGCGGCTATTGACTAGACGCATTAGGAAGGTCCGGCCCCAAGCCTTCAAGAGGGACAAATCACATGGCTGCTCATATCCGAAGTCTGTTCGATCCCGCGGGTGGCGTTGCCTTTGGAACCCCCCTAGACAACGTAAGTCGGGATGATCTACGTCGGGGCTATTCCGTACAGTTGCATTCCATTGATGTCGCTGCGGTGTCCTACAACTGGGCCATTGCGTTCACCCCAGATTCGTCCGGTCCTGCGGATACAGTGGTCGCGGATTTCACGGGGACGTCATCGGTTGCGGTTTTGGCCCCTGATGCGGTTAGCCAAACGGTGACTTTCACCATCGACAACGATGGGGCATATCTGATTCGTTTGGTCATCGATGCGGGTGAACCTACGGAAGACACGCAGTTCGTTCGTCTTCGGTCATTGACGAAGTTTGCCAACTTGAAGTTGCCCGCCGCGGGTGAACGACGGGACGCTACGGGGATCGTCCCTATTGACGCTGACGTTACGGGTTGGACGGACGACCTAAACCAGAACTTCCTTCGTCTGTCTGCTTTCATCCGACGTGCGGCTACGTCGGGTCGGGTCATGTACGTCGATGCCAACCGTGGCCGTGATGTCACCAAGACGGTGAACGATCCCACGAACGTCATCCACTTCCCGGGCACCGATTCTTCTTTGAAGAACGAAACTGGTATCCGTGCGAAGGCGGAGGGGTTTGCGGACTTTTCGTCCATCATGGATGCCATTGGCTATGTCCAAACGACATTGCCCGGTTACACCCCGCATCCAGAACCGGCCCCAAGTGCTACCAACCCCTACGTCATCATTGTCAAGCCAGGTTTCTACAATGAGTTCGTGACTTTTGCCCCGTATATCTACGTCGTGGCGGAAACGACGTTGGACAATCCATCCTATGGTGGGGTGGTAATCCGGGCAACGGCGGGACATCACCACACGTATGTGGGAACGTCTGGGACGGACTACACGGTGTTGGTTGGGTTGAATCTGGAGAACGATGGTTCCGTTGATGACCCGGTTTTGGTACATGATGGTGGTTTACTCACCATGTCCAAATGCACCGTGACACAACGTCGGGTGGCCGCAGCGAATGATGCAGCTTTGATAGTGGACAGCACTCACTTTGCTACGGATGCAACTTTGTATGGATGCGATGTCACAAGTTTAGCCCTTCCCGCGGGGCCTTCTTACGTCATTTCAACCTTGGGTACGAACGCGAATACTCTGGTGCTGGACCATTGCACGATTCAAGGGTCCATGGTCCTTAATTCCAACGTCAATGACGCTCCGTTGCATGTGCTTTACCTGTTGTATTCGATGCTGTTGGCAAGCACTAACTCCTATGTGGTCAAGGGAAATCCGACTATTTTGGTGTCCCGTGGGTCGACCTTGGAGAAGGCGACAGCAGCAACGGAAGCGATTTTCCTTGGACCCTATGGGGCATGGGCGAATAATGTCACGGTGAACTTGCAAGACACGTCAGTGTTTGGCGGGGACATCTCTTTCGACCCCACTGCAGCCATAACAGGGAATTCCAGTTTCATCACTAGCAACGTGCAACTGCATGATGGGGACATCGTTTTCCCGGCACCTGCCCCAACTTACGTGACCTCGGATACGTTGGGCAAGTCCATCCAATATGCCCCGGCTTGGGTCAAGCCTGAGACAGGAGCAGCAGCGGTTCCGGCCGCAATTCGTTTGACGGCTTCCCTTTCCGTCCAAGATGCCATTGATTGCTTGATCAATGCGTTGTTCGTTGCGGCGGGTGCCCCCTTCATTAGCTTGGATCGGGCCTATGACGGGTTGTCTAGTTTGAATCCACCAACCCCGGCTACCGGGGCGGGACGTGTCATTGTAGCCGATGCGGGGTCTGTCAAGATTACCGGTGCTACCCCGCCCGTCAGTGCCACGGACCCAGATTTGAAAGGTAGTGTTCAAGTTGAAGGCCGTGGGGAATTTGGTCCGGTTACGGATGTCTACGGCACGGAAATTTCTTTGCAACCGGTCTTTGGGGCGGTTACAGGTGCGGCGAACGGATGTGGCCCTTTCATTTCCATGGGGCGTTCCCCGGTTCCCTTGAACGGGGATGCCGCAACCCATCGGGGTCTACCCGCGGCGATCATCCAAGCGGGCAATGCCAAGGGGATGATGGAAGGCGGGGATCTTGGCCCCTACAACATGTTCCTTCGGACAAGGAATCGGGTTGAAGCTTTTGCCGGTGAAGCCGGACGTGTCGTTCTTGAAGGCGGAACGGTTCCCCATGAAAACCACGCCGTCAAAGGCGGTTCGGTCTATGTTCAAGGTGGTTCCAACTACAACACGGCCGTGGGTACAACACCCGGCAATGTCTACTTGACTCCTGGCTACAGTTCAACCGGGGTGCCCCATGCGGGTTCCGTCTATCTCGTCAAGTCCGAAGATGCGGGAATGACCAAGGCGTCCCTTTTGGCCGCGGGTGCTTATGGGGCACCTACTACTGAAGCGGGTGACATCTGGATTGCCACTCCGCATGGGGTGGAGAAGTTTTCGATTGCAAACGGCGATAACCTTGCAACCACCATTGCAAACATCAATGCAAATTCCCTTGCTTTGTTGGCATCTAACCCCGGTGGTGCTGGGAAATTGCTGATTGAATGCTTGATGCCAGGCCCCAATGGGGATGTGATCTTCCTAGGTGATTCCAATAGCGGCATCTTGAACGTATGCCTTGGAAATTTGACGCAAGCGGGTGGTGCCGTTTTGACACCTGGTACTTATGGGGCGATGACCGACTTGTCCGTAGTTGCGTCTACCGCCCTTATCGATACGGGCTCTGGTGGAATTTGCTATATTCAATTGACGTCCGCAACTTTGGCTGGTGAAAAGGTCACGATCGAAGGGGAAGACTACGTTGTCGGGATTCAAGCAAATGCCGGGGCAGCTGCAATAGCACTTGTGGGGTTGATCCTTGCGGATCCTACCCGTACGGTCAATGCTTACACTACTGCCATCGGCGGGGAAGCACAGGCAACCGTATCCTTTGTGGGAATTGTTGCGGGAACGTTCCTTGTCTTGTCATCAACTTTGACAGGGGCTACATTATCTGGCAACTCCAAGTATCAGATTGCAGCGGAACTGAAACATTCGCATTCCGGTCGTTTTGTTGTTACCGCCGGTGACGTTACTGCTCTGGCCTTGCCCGCATTTCCACCCATCGTGATTGGGTCTTTCAATTCGGCGGTGACTCCGGAAACCATTTTGGTTACTTGTCGCACTGCGACCGATGAAGTCCGATCCCTGGCATCTGTAAGATATTGGACGGTAACTGTTGGGGCCCCCGGCGTGGCATCAGCCTTATTGATTCGAGACGTTGGGGCCGTGTTAGAAACCGGGGATGTGTTGGACTTCATGATCATTGGATGATAGGGGAGGTGATATCCGATGTCCGGCCCCCCATTCACGCCCCCAACCGATCCCGCGGATTGCTTTGCACTTAGCGTGTTCGGCTTTGGTCCGTTCCCTTCCCCGGGGGATGCCGTATTGGTATGCCCCCCGCATCCGGATGGTTGCGGCTATGGCGGGATTGGATGGGATTTGCCGGATGATCCTTTGGTGTCAACAAAGGGGTCCGCATTTGGTTTGAACTCCTTTGGGTCTTTCCAGTTTCCCGCCCCGCAATTGCTTGTGAACGGGGGATACGGTGGTGATCCTTATGGTCTAGGCCCTTACGGTTCCGTTGAAGTAACCCCGCCACGACCATCGTCCGCCGTCAGTCTTACCCCGTGGACAATCGAAGTCTTCTTCTCGGAAGAAATGGATCCTGCCAACCCCTTGTTGCTGGATCCCACATCGTATACGTTGACGGCCATCCTAGGTGGTCCGGCCACGGTGGCATCCGTCGTCGTTGGCTCCCTCGGGTCAGTGCATGCGGGTACAGGGGACTATTTCGCGGGTGTCTTGTCGGTCATCTTGACTCACCAGGGGACAACCCTAGGCGGGGTCTACCACGTTTTGGTTGTCGGTCCCACGGACTTGAGTGGGAACCCGATTCTTCCCGTTGAAGTGTCTTTGTACACTCGTGGGGCACCTCCACCGTACACGGTCACCCCTCTATCCGGGTCGGAGCTGCTGTTGACCTTCCAATGGCCATTGCTGAATACAGCAGCAGTTGAAGACATCACGTCCTTTGCTTTCACTTCAACCCCATCTTATCCCATTACGCTACGCCCGATTACGTCCATCCATCCCTATCTGGGGAACAACGCTCTTGTGTGGTTGGACACGATAGGTCAAACAAGCTTGTCCTACACGTGTGCGATATCCCCCGCGGTCGCCATTGACTATGACGGGACGTATTTACCATCCGTCGCATCCACGTTCACTGGGTCGTCTTTTGGAACTGGATCATCCGTCATCACGTCGGGTGCTTTGTACATGACCCGTGCCGCCGGGTTGGCCTATGGATGGCACTTCTATGACACGGTATCGGGCAAGGTAGCCGCCGGGACCACGTTCCGTACGGACGTGTCCTTCGATGCTTCCGTGGCCACCTACAACCCTTTGCTAGCTACCTTCGCCAATTTGGATTTGGCCGGCATCTTGATTGAAGACGACACAGCGGGTCTTGGAACTCAAATCTTGTTGACCTTGCAACGAACGCCAGGCCCGGTCGACGCAATCCGTATCCAAAGTGGATCCTTTGACCAAGTTATCGTAGCTCCGTGGTCGGCGGTGCCCACCACGATTTCGGTTATTCGGAACGTCTTGGCGGGGTTCTACACGATCCTTGTGAATGACGCCCCGATCTTGACCACGTTGGTTGCCAACTTCGATGGGATCTCCACGGGGGCCAACCCCGGAACAACCTTCTTCTTGATGAATGGTGCCTTGGACATCACGGGCTTCAAGGTGTCAGATGTTCGGTTTACAGCTTCGTCCACGGTTTATTCGGCGGCATGGAATTTTCTACACGATTGGCAAGCGTTGTTCTTGGGATCCAATGCGTTGACACGGGATTTCATTTTGACGAATCGGGGCCCATTGGTGAAGGATTGGGGGGACATGACCCCCGCGACCCGGCAAGATGTTGAAGTATTTGTCAATCATGTACAAGTGCTAGTGTCGGAAGTGAATCCGTACATTGGCAAGATCACTTTGGATGTCCCGGTTCCCTTGTTGCCCCCGGGTGACCCACAACTTGACGTGAAGGTAGACTACCATTGGATGGCCACGCCGGTCATGGCCTTGGCGGGATTGAACGAACACGGTCAAGTCTTGAACAAGTGGGACCGGAACATCAATGGCTTCCATGATGACGGGATCAATGTTCCAAGGATGGGTGCACCAGACTTAGCACGGTTCCCCTATTGTGTTGTCCTAGGTCCGGTAGACACTCCGCAACCCTTCATGGTTGGGCATCGGTACATGGGTTTTGAAAAGGCGTATTCCGCCTTGTTGAACTCCCCCACGACGATGTTGTTGAACACCGATCCGAACACCTATGAAGTGCCGGAATTTGAACAACTCCCGGCTGGGTCCACTGCGTCCTATGAAGCCACGGTAACACCACAAACGGCGGACCCAACTTGGGAACTGGTCGGCATCGACAATGGCATAGTAGTTGGCGACGGTACCTACCAAGTCATTGATAACCTAGGGGGTTCTTACGGGAACCCAACACCTGCTAGTTACAATGCCGCGAAGACCTATTTGGTTGGGGAAGTTGTCGAATACGCTGTAACTGATATTTTTGGGGTCTCTACAACCGCACAGTACGAATGCATCCATACAACTACGGGCAACCTTCCGACCGACACAAGCTACTGGGATTCTTACACCCTCGTCTATAGTGCCACGACGGGTTACGTCGTGGGTCAACCCGTTACCTATTTGGGCAAACGGTATGCTTGCATCAAGGCGACAACCGGTAATCTACCGACGGATACAATCTATTGGAGCCAGATATCATGCACCATGTTCAAGCAAGACATGGACATGGGATTCCCGGCTTCGATGGTTTTGGTGTCCCGTTACTTGATCAATTCGGCTACAACCGATGGAATCTTCACGGGAGTTGGCTTCGGGTTCCATCAAGATAAAAGACTTTACCTTGTTGGAAACCTGTTGGTCAATGCCGTGCAACACGTTGGAATGTTGAAGGATGCACGGAATCCGCATTTGCTCGCATCGTGGGAAATGGGTCCGAAGGTAACGGGCACTATTCTAACGACGTCCACGGTATCCTTCGCGATGGACGATTCCTACCCATCTTCTTTTGTCGTGGGTAATCGTTTCCAGATTTTGGCCCCGCATTCGCAAGCGGGCGTGTACACGGCAACACACGTAGTGCCGCAAGCGGGGGTGCCCTACAAGGCGTACGATTCCACGGTCGCCTACATAGTCGGTCAAATCGTATCGTCGGGTGGACGGGCATATGCGTGCGTTTCCGCGGCAACGGGCAAGGCCCCACCTAATTCGTCTTACTGGGAAATGCTGGCACTGACGGATGCCAACACTGTGATCGTCACCGTGACTCCGGCTTTCCCGGTGGATCCGAAGAAGTGGGGAAACAAGTATCCCGACGTCTATTTCGAAACCATCTGGCTGGAGTCCCCTACGACGTATCGTTTGACGATGTCCCCGCCACCATCATCGGCGGATCCTACGACATGGCATGTCAAGTTGGCCTTGGCGGGGGAAACTTCGGTTTCCAAGGTTTTGGAAGGGGATGCTTTCGGGACGGACTTGCCCCAGGTGGCCACGTCAAGCTTGGCCTTGTTCACTGACCAGGCAAACCCCGACAAGAAGATCGGGACGGTTGTGTGGGGATCCTTGTCCTATGGGGCTATGAACGACACTTCATGGTCATTCATTCGGTACGGGATCATTCCCAATGCCACCGCATACCGTGGCCATTCCAAATCCGTAAATACATCAATGGCCGTTTTGCCCGAAAACGAACCAGACCCGGCTTGGTTTCAAACGCAAGCCTTTGGGTTGTCGGAAGCCAACCACGGGTTGTTGCTGTTGAAGTCCACGTCCGCAAATGCATCCTTGGATACGACGTTTGCTTATGGCCGGGACGAACCCTTCTTCAAGAAGGATTCCAACATCGATCTGACGGCGACGTTTGCCGTCGAAACGGGCGTCCTTGGTGCTGGGGATTGCGAAATCGTCTTGAACGATTCAACACGGGAAGCCCGCATTGCCACCTTGTTGTACTACGAAAACGCAACCTTGAATCCATATCGTCAACTGGTAAGGATGCCGGCGGTGTCGTTTGCCGGATTGATTCCTTTGGCAGATCAAGGATGGGTAACGGCCCAAGCGGGGGATGGCATCGCGACGAACCACGAAAATGACGTGGTGTTCAACCAGGCCATCAACACTCCCATCCGGTACAAGCAAAGCTTGACGATGACGGATCTGGTTCCTCCGGATAGTGGGGGACGAGTCATCGAAGCTCAATTTGCCGTAGACGAAGATTTCGTTCCGGGTGTCGGTGGAAAGACGGGCATCTTCATGTCGGGGGACGTTGGTGGAACGGCGACGGGTGGTGTAGCCGTCACGGTTTGGATGAATGGAGTGACGCCTACGGTATCCTTAGCTCTACCGACCGGGTTGGTGTCCGTTCAAGACTATCCGTTCGATTGGACGGATGGGTTGCAGCACACCTATCGGATGGTCGTGTCCGGTGGTGTTGTGTCTTTGTTCGTGGATGACACTTTACAGATTCCGACTTTGAACGTGGCATTGTTTGCCGGTCAAGGGTCGGGGTTGCATCGGTGCATCTTCGGGACGTACACGACGACCGGTGTGGGGGAAATTCGGTGGCGGTCGGCTTCGTATTCCGTGTTGTTGGATGCAACCGTCCACCGAACTTTGGGCGTTTACCTTGGTGGGGATGCGGACGACATTGATAACTGGAAGATTCCCCGAACCGATGCCACTACAGCAAAGAATTCAGATCAAGTCGGAACGGTCATTGAAGACATGGATTGGCGGACTTCCATGGAAGTCCGTGTACTTCGTACATGGGATTGGGGTGTGACGGTCTATCGTCCGGACATGGGGCCACCACCGTTCTTCACGGGTGATTGGGCAACCCAAAATATGCAACCGTCCGCGGGTTGGATCACGGTCGAATACCCCAAGTTGCCTTATGTCCCTAGAACGATGGGCTTCGTTGGATTTGGGTCTTTCGATTCCCGATCCGTTACGCAACAACGATGGGATTCCGTTGACTTCCGAATCTTCAAGCCGATTACGGACAACTGGGTTGCCCCGCAACACATGGTCTTGAACCAATGCAACGTGGTGACATCCGGTGAACCCGTGTTGGATGACACGTTGGAAACGGTCATCATCATGCCATTGTCCGATCTTCGTCGGGTGTTGTTGAAGCCAACGCACATCTATGCCAAGGACATCTACAAAGTCATTGATGGGTTGAACATCTACACACGGGAACTTTGGACTTTCGATTCGGAAGCTCAACTTTTGACACTGAACGTTTTGCCCGATGGGACTTTCGTTTACTTTTCGGGACAATCGGTCACAATCCTTTACTATCCGGGCAAGCCTTACACGGACACGTATTTGGAAACCCAGTTATTGCTGGATTCCATGACGTTGTTGAACGAAGGCACCCCGCCAGTTCCGAAGTCCCAGCAGAACCCAGATGTTCAAGTCATCTTCACGGATGGTGAATACAAGGCGGTGACTTTCCAAGCGGATCCCGAAGCCTTGTATGAGAACATGAAATTCATGGAAGTGGACAACGGTGGGTGGTCTTACTTGATCACCACGGTTGGCGAAGGAACGTTGCAACCGGGTTTCACGGGATGGACGGATGCCGAAGGCGAAGTCATCTACGATGAAAATGGGGATCCCACTGGCGACCTGGTAGGTTCCGCCATTGGTGGTCATGTCATCGGGTTGAAGGGTGCGGCGTATTGGACCAAAGTTGAAGGATGGTCGGACGTTCTTCAAACCTTCCACATGATCGATATGGGGCCACCACCGGTCGATGCTTTGACCTTGCATGAAGAATCTCTGGGCCAGTATCTCTTTGTGTCCGGGGGTTCCTTCTTGGTCGATGTCGTGGACGGTAGCGGTAATGTGATCGGGGATGCCCCCGGGGGAGGAACGTTGAATACGGGTCTGGTGTTGTTCCCGTCTAAAGCGATCCATTGAATCCGGGCACGGTAACGAACCTATCGCATCCCTTCCTATGGTGGAGGCTTCCATGGCACGACCGTATCGGGAACAGATCCGACAGATCAACCAAGGTATGAAAATGAGTCTAAATCTCGGAACTTTCGTGGAACCCGGCATGGTTGCTTCGACCGCACATGGCCGATTCATTTTCGACATGCGAGATGCCAAGACTGGGCAATCCATGGTATACTTTGAAGAAAACAACTGTCTGACGTTGGATTGTGGAATTTTAGCCGCCCGACTTTTTCGGAATTCCTTGGAACCTGTTGCGGGGACGTCCACGAACAAAGGTTTGACGATGTTGTCCATTGGGACCGGTGCGACGGGCAACTTGTTGTCCCCGGATGCCCCACAACCGGAACAACGAAAGTTGAACAACCAAGTTTGTCGCAAGGCGTTTTCGTCGGCACAGTTCCGTGATGCCAACGGTGTTGCCGTGTCATATCCAACGAATGTGGTTGACTTCACCACGACGTTTTCGGAATCGGAAGCCAACGGACCTTTGAACGAAATGGGCGTTGTCGCTACGTATTCGTCTAATGCCGCGGTTGCAAACTGGATCGATAATGGCCCGGGCACCTTGACCCCAGTTTACGACCCAACTATTGACGTAAGTGCCAAAGACCTACTCGCTAACATGTTGACATTTGGATGCATCGTAAAACCTGCAACCGCTATCTTGACTATTACCTGGCGTCTTTCATTTTAGTTTCAAGGACTTATGAAAACTTGCCCTCAATGTCGGTATGAGAAAGACAGCTCCGAATTCGGTTCTAACAAGAACCGTTCAGATGGACTGTCGTTTTATTGCAAAGAATGCAGTCGTATGAAAGCTAATGCCTTTGCCAAGACCCCAGCACAGCAAAAAAAACGGCAAGATTGGCATCTAAACAATGCGGCCAAGGTGGCGCAGCAGGCGAAGGCTAGGTGGGCAACGAACAAAGCTGCATATGAACCTGCCCGACAACAATGGGCGAAGGACAACAGAGACAAGATGCTGGTATACCAGCATTCCCGAAGGGAAGGCTATGTGAATTTCATCGATGGCTTAAAACATGGCTTGCCCTGCATGGATTGCGAAATCGTCTATTCGCCTTACGTCATGGATTACGATCACGTTCGGGGCATCAAGAGGTTCAACATTGGCAAGATGACCAACCACAAACGATATAGAATCCTTGAGGAGATTGCCAAGTGTGATCTTGTTTGCTGTGCATGTCATCGAATTCGAAGCCATGCCCGACGGGATAAAGCGTCTACCCCGAAATTGGTTCTCTTCAAATCGTGGATCAACGACTTGAAAGCTAATCCTTGTCTAGACTGTGGTCGGACGTATCCACCAGAAGCTATGGATTTCGATCATGTCAATGGCGATAAGGAAGCCGGTATCGCTCAGATGTGGTCATGGGGACGCGACAAGGTGCTTGCCGAGATCGCTAAGTGTGAATTGGTTTGTGCCAACTGTCATCGAGAACGTAGCATCCATCGCCTTCGGGCATATAAGGGCAGGGAAGCTGCATGAGCACGAAAGACCACACGAACTTCTACGATGGCGTATCTGGTCTAGTGCCGAATACGGTATCCCGTGACGTCAAGGTTGGGGATCGGTCGTTCTTGACGACCGTGACGCAATCCTTCAAGGGTGTCCTAGATTCGGAATACCAACTGATTCAGGATGCGGACCAGTTTGCCAAGGGCTTGACCAATAGGTATCAAGCCCCATCCGGGTGGCTTCGGGGTCAAACGCACTATGATGGATACGATGACTACGGGACGATCACGCCCCCGGCGGGTTTCGTTGATTCAACTGGTACACATCTTAACCACGGTACGATGATTGATTCGTTCCTACTTCCCCGTTTGGTTGCACAAGTAGCCGGGAATCCCGTTGTCGTTGAGTACACGAACACGACTACGCCGGAATACAACTTGGTCACTTTGGATGCCCCGACAATCTATGACGGGACACCCTTGACCATCAAGCGTACCGACTTCGTCTTCCTAGAAGTGTGGAAAGCCCTTGTGGCACCGTCCGTAGCTTCCCGTGGTTCCGTGACGGTCGTTGCTTTCGGTGACATTTCCGCGGGCGACCTGATTACCCTTGGCGGGCACAACTTAACGGCGGTGGTGGGCGTCCCAGCGGCGGACGAATTCCAAATTGGTGGCACTAATGATGCTACGGCAACGAACATTGCCGCGGCGTTCAATTTGTCCACGAACTGGTGGTACGTCAACAACTCAATCAAGGCCAAGGCATTCGGCCCCGTTGTTCAACTGTATGCCATCATCCCCGGTGCTGCTGGGGATGCAATCACCGTAGCGGTGACTTTGGCGGCTCCGGGCACACAGATTACGGTATTCGGCCCGAACTTGACGGGTGGTGCCGATCGTCCCTACAAGCCGGATCAGAATCATCTGTATCGGCACGGGAATGTGTTGTCCCCTTTGGCAACGTGGTTGGCGGATGATTTGATTGACCCCGTGGTGAATCAAGAAACTACGCAACGGGTGCAGTTGCAATATCGAATTCGTTCTACGGGTACGACGGAAGCGATCAACTACAAGACACACCCGGATGGTTTTTCAACCAAGTCGGGTGGTGCGGCAACCACGTTGGCTTGGGGTGGTACGGGTTCCAATGTTGCAACCTACCCGTTTGTCCCGGCAAACCGAACGACGGTGGATTTGAACTCCTCGGCGGTGGCCCTTGACGTTGAAGACCCGGGCTTGTGGGTTGCGGGGAATGGAACATCGGCCGCGGCGGTGGCTTTGGGATCCTTGGACGGGTTCGTCTACGCGATCCCGATTTGCTTCGTCCATCGGTACAACGATGCATCTTCGGCGGCTTTGAAGGGCTTCAACCCAAGTACCAACACCAATGGTGCCCCTTTGTATGACCATGCCGGGTACGCGGGTGCTATAGGTGCGATCCCTGCGGGGTTGTCTGATCGTCCCGATGACAGTTTTGCCAACGTGATTGTCCAAGACAACTTGTTAGATCTCCGGCGGCATATCATCTTCCCCGGCATTGACACATCAGCAGAGTTGCAGTACCAGATTCAATCCTTGTTGGATGGGTCTACCCGGACATGGTCGGTGGATGCGGCCGACAAGCAAATGCTTGGGAATGGATCGGGGGATGTATCTACCCAGTTTCTGGTGTGCAATGAAATCGGTCGGTCGGTAGCCAATGGTGGTATCGGGGACACGACGACACGTGGGGACTTTGTTCGGGAATTCGATCACATCGCCCGAAGGTTCGGGGATCAAGCCGTCGTAGAACGCTTTGTCATGGCGTTCTATCCGGGTGACCGTGCGGTAGGTCCGGTGGTGGCACCGGGCTTGATCAATCCGGGCAAGTTCGTGACCAAGGCGGCGGGTTCCGGTGCGGCCCGTTGGCATGAAGATGACATCCTTCGGTTGGACATGTCTCTGTTGGATTCCACAACTGTGGGTAGTTTGTTCCAAGGTGTCACAGGTGGCGGAACTTCGGCACCAGCAGCGATTTACGTTGCCGACGTGATCCCAGTTGGAACGGTCATCACGGACATCTTGTCGGTTCGACATGATGATGGTTTTGCGGCGGGTGCGGCCATTAGCCAATCCGTTCAAGTCAAGAACATCGTGGGGCTTGGAACGACGTGCATCGACATCACATTGGATTCCAATCCGGTGGTTGGGGACGGTGGTGGCATTGTTCCGGCGGATTCCTATCCATTGGCGGATACTGGGGCGGGTACAGATGGATCTCCCCGTCGAATTTTCGTTGAAGTCGAACTGACCTATCCTATTGGTGAAGGAACGACTGATACGGTGTACCATCCGTTGACCCCGGATCCAGTTGTCTATGATTTCACCGCGGGTGTTGGACCGGGACCGGTTGTAGCGGACCCAGATTCTTCGCAAGAACCCAACGACATGGAAGAATTGATAGCCCCTCAGTTCCGTGATGGATACCGTGAAGTCCAACTGGAATACATTGTCAACGACACGTGGGGTCATGCTATCGGGGATCGTCATGCGGGTTCCGCCGTTGGGACGGTAGCGGGGCACGAAGAATACCTTGTCAGCACGACGAATACGACGTTGTACTACCCACGTCGGATTTGGCGTGATGCCACGCAAACGTCGGTCTATGACACGTTGGCGGCGGCTAACGTGAACATCGACGACACGCTTACGGAATGGGGATCATCGTCCCGTAAGATGGTCACGTTGGATGCTTTGACGGCGGCACAAACCCTTTGTAAGATCACGTATTTCCCGCAAGACGCCATACCTAACTACGGTTTGCGGGGCTACCAGCTTGGCGTGTACTTCCGTACGCATGCCCCGCAAACGGCGGGCGTGTCCGATGTTGCCCTTGGGTCCCCTGACACGGTATTGCCACGGACGTTGCGGGTTGAACCCTTGTTTATCGGACCGGACGTGTGGACGAACCAAGTGGGATCGGGGTCGCAAGATCGTGGATTCCCATATGTTGCCCCCATGGACCAGATTCCCATCAATGATGGGATTGCACCTTCGACCTACGAATGGTTCCTATGTGCCACGTCGGATGTGACCATTGCCGACTTCAATGCCGATACGGGCATCATTGCTTTGCGACCTTTCGTTCAAGCCGATGGCCAAAACGTGTTGGAGTTTGGAGGAACAGCTGCTGCGGAGTTGCCCCGTAAGGACATGGATTTCCGTGCATACTATCCTTTCGCACGGGACGACCTGTATCGACCTACGGTTTTGTCGCAACCCTTGTTCGGGGCGGTTCGGCACAAGGTCCTGTTCCCCTTCTTGGCCCGGTCGTTGGAAGAGATCCCCGGAACGGACGGTGGAATCTTGTACCGCAAGAATGAACTGTTGTTGATCGTCATCAGTAGGTTTGCGGCCTTGGATGCCGAAAACAACGTTCGATTTACCGATCCAGTGGCAAGTAACCGGACATGTGCCGCTTTGTACCGAACGCGGAACATGCTGATCATGGTCGGGGATCGATCCACTATGCCTAGCCCGTGATGAGGAGATCGTAACTATGCCACGAGCTAAGAACCCTGGGGATATCAAGACCGGATCGGGCAGAGCGGCCTTGACCCCGTCCGATCGTTTGGCGTTGATGGGGGCCGGGTTGCCCGACATTGGCCAACCGGGATATTTTCCACCGGACACAACGGCCCTTGTAGACCTTCGGTTGGGTTTCCCTAACCCGTCGGAAGATGGTGGGGCGTCGGCGGCTATGAGTCACGTGGATGACCCAGTGGAAGCACACAAGGCTGCCGCTATTTCGATTGATCCTTTGACCCCGGTATTGACGGCGAACAACGTTCAAGAAGCAACGGAAGAATTTGCATCTGGTGTAGCGGCACGTCCACCCATGCTAGGTCAAGACCATCCGTACATGACGTTCCGGGGGATTCCCGATTGGGGTTCCTTGAAGTTGCAAGACACCGATGCAACGGGGGTCGATGACTACCCTTACTACCACACCTATCCGTCGCCTACGTCCGATTGGACACCGGGACTTGCCCGTGTTGGACGTGATCCGTCCACCGATCATATCTGGAATGGCACAAATGTAAGTGGTATCCAGCACGTGCCCGGATCTGGAATTGGGTTGACGAAAGCTGGGGCCTATACGGTAGGCACTCCGGGT